GGTAAGTCAAGTGTCTGTCGGGAGCTTGCTTACCCCCTTATTAAAAGTAACGAGAAGGTAGGCTACATCGCCTTGGAGGAATCCATAAAGCGAACAGCGTTAGGCATCATGGGTATCCATGCCGAACTTCCGTTACACTTGTTGAATCCAGAGGAGATGCCCAGCGAGGAATCTCTAAAGGCTTCCTATGATGCTACTATCGGAAGCGGAAACTACGTGACCTACGACCACTGGGGCTCCGTAGATTCCGACAACCTTATCAATAGGATTCGCTACATGAACAAAGCTCTTGGATGTAAGTGGATCTTTCTTGACCACGTATCTATCGTAGTGTCAGGTCAAGACGGAGACGAACGGAAGATGATTGATATACTTATGACCAAATTGCGTAGCCTTGTTGAGGAGACTCAGGTTGGTATGCTGCTTGTCAGTCACCTCAAGAGACCAGAAGGTCGAGGCTTTGAGGAAGGCAGGGAGATTACCTTGGGTCACCTTCGGGGATCAGCAGGTCTCGGTCAGCTTTCCGATATGGTTATTGGTATCGAGCGCAACCAACAGGATCAAGATACGAAAAACGTATCGACAGTTCGCATCCTTAAGAATAGGTTCAGTGGAGAAACAGGTATAGCTTGTTCACTTACCTACAACCTTAGCACAAGCCGTATGCTTGAGACCGAACCAATGGATTTTGAATAATTATGTTTGAACGATCTGAAAATAAAATTCTCGAAGGCGCTCTAAGAGCGATGACACTTGCTTGTGAAGCTCTGGAAGCTCACAACAAACGATTAGCCGAAGACATTAAGCAACTGGATCAAGAGGTTGTGACTCTTCGGACTAAGTTACAGGACACAAAAATACACAACACACCAAATGAATAATACAATCGCATTCTTAGATATCGAAACAAACGGTATCGACGATTGGACTCACCTGTCTGATCTTAAAACAATACACTGTCTCGTCGTAAACGACAGACAAACCGTAAAGGTTGCCACCACTGATAAAGAAATTAAAGATCTTCTTCATCTGTTAGGATCGTATCAAACTGTTGTAGGTCATAACATCCTTGGCTTCGACGTTCCTTGTCTTGAAAAGAAATATGGATTTAAACATCCTAATCTTTTAGACACTGCGGTATTATCTCGCTGCGTTTATCCAGACATCAGTTCCTTTGATTATAAGGTTAACGAGTTCCCGACTTCTTTAATAGGTCGTCACAGTCTCAAGGCTTGGGGCGTTCGTCTCGGTAACCTGAAGGACGATCACGGTGAAACCGAAGACTGGACTTCCTGCACTCCTGAAATGATTGAGTATTGTAAACAGGACGTGGAGGTAACCATCTCGGTTTACGATCACCTTATGAAAAAGGAGCCAAGCGAAATGATGGTTAAGCTGGAACACCAGTTCGCTTCTCTCATGCTTGACCAAGAGCGGAATGGATTTCCGTTTGACGTAACGAAAGCTGAAAAGCTTTGCGGTATTCTTTGCAGTGAACGCGCTTCTCTCAAGCAAGAGCTGCAAAAGATTTTCCCTGCTGAAAAGATTCAAATGAAGTCTCAGTGGTGGGTAACACCTGACGGATTACAGTGGAATACAAAGAAGCAAGCAGTATCAAAAGGATACAAAGCCAGTGAAGTTGAAAGGGGAGACTTTAAAACAAAGGAGGTTCCATTCAACCCTAACTCTCGGGATCAGATATGCGAACGCTTTATGGCACAAGGCTGGAAGCCAGAAGCCTACGAAGGTAAGCGCCCTGCCATCAACGAGGCGGTGTTAAAGAAGATAGGAACGAGTGAATCTCTAAAGCTTTCCGAGTATCTTATGATAACGAAGCGACTCGGTCAGTTGTCGGAAGGCAAGCAAGCTTGGTTAGGCATGGTAAAGAACGGACGCATTCACGGACGTGTTAATACCAATGGGGCTGTCAGTGGACGATGCACCCACAACCGTCCCAACATGGCTCAGGTTCCAGCATCTCGGGCTCCGTATGGCAAGGAGTGTCGAGAGTTGTTCACCGCTCCGAAAGGCAAGGTATTGGTTGGAGCAGACGCTTCGGGGTTAGAACTGCGATGCCTTGCTCACTATCTGTGGCGGTGGGACAATGGTGCCTACGCTAAAAAGATTCTTGATGGCGATATCCACACGGAGAATCAGCAAGCCGCTGGACTAGAAACACGCGACCAAGCTAAGACATTTATCTACGCTTTCCTTTACGGAGCTGGAGATGGAAAGATTGGGGAGATCGTAGGAGGAACAAACCGAGACGGTCGCCGCCTAAAGGATTCGTTCTTTCAGCGGATGCCAGCTATCAAACGTCTTGTTGTGGCTGTAGAGAAGTCTGTAAATAACCATAACCTTCTCAAAGGTTTGGACGGTCGATGGCTTCCCTGCCGCTCTGTCCACAGCGCGTTGAATCTTTTGCTTCAGTCAGCTGGTGCTGTAGTTATGAAACAAGCTCTTATCTGTTTCGCTGAGGATGCCCAACAGCCCTACGAGTTGCATGGTAACATCCACGACGAAGTCCAGTTCAGTTGTGAAGCGGAACACGCGGACGAATTAGGTTCGTTGTTTTGTTCTTCGCTCGGTAAGGCTGGCAAGATATTAGGATTCCGCTGTCAGTTGGACGGGGAATATAGCATTGGAACTAACTGGTCAGAAACCCACTAACCGATATGGCTTACCAAAATCAATACGACAAAACAGGCGCCGCTAGTGTTAACGGAGCCAGAGCGGAGGACAAGTTCAAGGAGTCCATCGAAACTTTTTTCGGTGCAACCGTAACAGACGCTTCACTTTCGGAACAGTATTCACACATCGACTTTACCTGTGATGTGAATTTCAAGGTAGATGTTAAGTCGATGAAAGATCCGAACACGATATGGATTGAGTTCAAGAATGTAAGAGGCGATGAAGGCTGGCTCCACGGAGAAGCTACGCATTTCGCATTCGAGAGACCAACCTGTTTCATTGTGGTTACTCAGTCCAATCTTATCTCTCTTGTGGATGCTAAGGTAGACATGAAAACAATAGTAGACAAAGCAGATGATTGTCTGTATAAAGTATATTCCAGATCGAATAGAAAGGACTTACTCACAAAGATACGTCCAACCGATCTGACTCTTATTCCTTATTTCCTTATAACTAAATTCAGCTAATGAGTAAACACGTTTTAATAGATGGAGACCAAATCGCTTACCGTGCTTGTTTCTCTTCCGAGACTGAGATCAGGTGGGACGAGGATACGTATAGCTTAACAAGCTCCCAAAGTAGTATTGAATCCAGCTTGGAGTATCAGATATCTCAAGCAAAGCGAGACACAGGTATAATGAATGTTCGTGTTGCTCTTTCCGATTCAAAGAATTTTCGGAAGGATATCTATGCCGACTACAAGGCAAACCGCATCGCACGAAAACCTCTTGGACTCAGCGGAGCAAGGGAATATCTGGAGGCTACATACGGAGCCGAAACAAAGGATAGCTTAGAAGCTGACGACCTTATTGGAATGTGGGCAGTGGCTAACCCTGATAGTATTATATGGGCGACGGATAAGGATTACCTTACGGTGCCTTGTAAGCTGTTCCGAAATGGACAACTGGTTGTTGTTACTGAGGCTGACGCTGATTCCTTTCTTCGACTCCAGACAATGGTTGGGGATACGGCTGACAACTACAAAGGCGTAAAGGGATTCGGAGATAAGACAGCAGCCAAATGGATCGAGAAACACGGTGACACTTGGGACTCGGTTAAAAAGGCTTTCGAGTCAAAGAACCAAACCGAGGAAGACTATATAACAAACGCTCGACTTGCTCGGATTCTTAGATCAATGAGCGATTTAGATTGGAGACCACATGACAAATAATAAACTACCAGATAGCGGAGAGCGTAGCACTTTTGAAACGGGTGCTGTTCGAGACGCAATGCAAGGCAAGGGATGTCCTAGCCTTTTACCTATTGATGCCTTGAGAGCTGCTGCCAAGCGGTTCGAAGACGGAGCAGAGAAATACGGACGCAACAATTGGGAAAAGGGTATTCCTCTTTCTCGGTATGTTGACTCCCTGTATCGTCACCTTTGGCAGTTCATGGAAGGAGACACCACCGAAGATCACGGCGGTGCTGTCGTATGGAATGCTATGTGTCTTGTGCAGACAAGGGAGTGGATCCGCAATGGCAAGCTTCCGAAAGAACTTAACGACTTATAGAGAGAGCCCCCTATATGAATCATAATACCGAAACATTTCCGATGGTCTCAGTTCAGCTTATGAAATCGCTTGAAGAAGCATTTCCGATGCGAGACTTTGAGGCTACCGATTCGATCCCTAACCTGAACTATCACTACGGTCAGCGGTCTGTTATAAATTTCCTACGGAATCAATACGAAATCCAGAACGAAAATATTCTCAACCCAAACTAACTCAAACCACGTATAATATATTATGGGCTCCGCACCTAAAATTCCACCTCCTCCTCCCCCTCCAGCTCCTCCTCCCCCTCCTACAAAGATGGCAGAGCAGGTTAAACAAACCACTCGCGCTAGTTCCGCTTCAAGTAAAAAACGAGGCGCAAGCGCACTAACAATTCGCCGTCCTTCAGTAAACATTGGTTCGTCTGGAACTGGGGCTCGGGTCTAATACTTAATCCATATATACCATGTCACTTAAATCATTAAACACAACGGTAACCGCCAATGGTGAAACTTTAGTTCCTGACTGGAACGGTCGCCTCGGCGCTTTCCTTGTATCTGGAACCTTTGATGGTGCCGTCGTTAAACTTCAGCACAAGATTGGTGCCGAGTGGGTAGATGTCGGAATCGACACTACGCTCTCTTCATCTGGTGGGGCTCAGTTCATTACGCCTCAGTCTGAACTTCGCGTCAGCGTATCAGGCGGCGGCGCTTCTCTTAGCGTTACTGTTCTGGTTAAACCTCTTGTTATCTAATATAGATGCTACAGCAGCGCCTTACTCGTAATCTCTACACAGGTCAGACCGAACCGTTGACCGCTCCATTGTCCTTTGACTTCACTGAAGACTTAGGAGATAAGCGCCACCTTTCCCTGTTGAGTCAATACGGAGGCGCTGCTGCTGCTTACTCGCTACGTGCGTTAGGTAGTTATAACGAGAGCGTAGTTCGTGTTCGCAGGGCAAGCGACAACTCTGAGCAGGACTTTACGGCGTTGCAGGTTGCAGATGGCACGCTTACGACCTTCTGCGGGGTAGGAGACGGCTTTGTGGAGACATGGTATGACCAGAGCGGCAACGGCAACGACGCGACACAGGCGACTATAGCAAGCCAGCCTAAGATTGTGGATGCTGGAAGTTTAGTCGAAAACGACGAGGGCAACGCAGCGATTCAAGGTGCTACAGATAAATTCTTTGATGTATCAGCGG